TTTCAAGGGCCAGTGACTCCACAACCATTGGCACATCGCGATGACCGCAGATTTCAGCCTCTTCGCCAAACTCATTACAATTGAGAAAGACTCTCTGAATATCATATTCAATCTCCTGTTTGAGTGTCATTGCTGTCCGCCCCGCAGAAGGATTTTTACATCCGCCCGAATTTCGGTCAGCAAGACTTGCGTCTCGTTAACGAGTGTTTCCAGCCGCGTCAGGCGTTTTTCCTGATCGTCGGTCTTGTGGGAAAGCTCGGTCATCGAGACCTCATGCCGGGCGAAATCCTTGTCCAGGGCCTTTTCGTGGCGTTTGATCTGCTCTTCCAGATAGTTGGTGCGCTCCAAAAGTTTGGAGCCGATAATTTTTGATTCAATAAAGGTCAGGCGCGTGTCCATCTTTTCAGTTTTTATGGACATGCCCCACCATGCGGATCCAAAACCAACAGCAATGGCCGCGACAACGGATCCGGCCAGCTGCCACCAGAACTTGGCGGAATATTCCTTGAGCGCCTGGATCATCGTATTTTCTCCACTTGTTCGATCCACAACAGAAGCTCTCCGGCTTCATCGTGGGGGATGCAGATATGCGTGTCAGTTACTCTCGCGTTCGGCATCGCAGGAACGGGCGGAATTGGCTCGCTCGTCCTTGCCGCCAAAGCGGCGCAGCCAGGCAGCGCCAGGATCATGGCGCACAGCATCAGCATGATCCCGATCCGCCTTGCGGGCCTCGATACGGTCCCAGATCGCAAAAAAGATCCGGATGATAAGCTGGCCAAGTTTTTCCACATTATTGCCCCTCTTTTTTTCTGCGCAGAGCGCCGGCAAGTTTTCCCGCTGCCCGCAGTTTTGTCGCGCCACATCCAAGTATGCAGATAAATCGGTGCCCCATCCGCAAAGCCGGGTGGGCGTCATCGGGCGGCGTTGGCAGGACGTAGGAAAGAACCGCCGAAACGAGCATCGCCCAGGCAAGCCAGCCCTCCAGAGATTCCGGCAAGAATGCCATGAGAAATTCGACCAGTTCTTCTTCTGTCATGGCTTATACCAGCCGATTTCTTTTGCTGGCTCTGCCGGCATAGTAGCTTGCGCCGATGCCGGCGCCGGAAAGCAGCCAGGCGAAAAAACAGACAAAAAAGAATCGCATTTTATGCCTCGCAGTGTGTGCGCTTCATCCAGCCAACTGTGTACTTGCGCTGGGTGAATTTTTTGGCGGCAAGCTCCAGATAATGCGCGCCCTGCATGCAGTTGAGGGCGTGGACAAGACTTTCGGCATTCGCCTTGTTGGCCAGGATTATCTTGAGCGCGGCCAAAGTCTTCGGGCCGATCGCGCCGTCAACCTTGAGATCCGTGAAGAGCTTTTTCGCGCCCGACAAATAATTGTAGGCGTTGCAGATGATCTGCACCTTTTTGCCCGAACCGGCCTTGCCCAGGTTGACGGACTGCTCGAAGATCTCGTTGGCCAGGGGCTGGGGCAGTTCGCCAAGGCCGAGGGCATCGAACCACTGGGTCTTGTACCAGGCGCGGACAAGGTCCTGCAGGTAGTGATCCACTTTGCAGGCGCGGTTTATGGCCGTTTTGCTTTTGGCGTTTTTCTTTATCTGGTCGATGAGCTTCCAGCCGGACCAGGCGGGAAAGAAATTACGGGCGATGCCGGCGTAGGTCTCTCCGCCCCTGTCGTCCGGGTCGTTATCGTATCCGCCCTCAAAGTCTTTCAGCGGAGCGTAGGCAATGTCGAAACTGGCCATTGTCATTTCTCCGTGACTTCGCCGTAAGTAGCCGTTATCTTCACAAGGGCCTCCGGATAGGTGCAGACAGCGAGCGGATTTGACTGCACTTCAAGGTCATAGCCACGGCCCCGCGGCCTCTCGTCCATGCGGGCATAAAATTCATTGCCGTATGTGTTGGCAGTTTCCGTCCAGTTGGCGGGCGCGTTATACTGGGTGAAGATGTTCAGGCCCACGGGATAGAAATGCGCTTCCCTGTCCTTGACCATCTTGCGGCCGGAGACGACTTCCGAGGCTTCAATCCACGTTACGCCGCCGTATGTGAAACCGCGCTTGCGGTAATCATCGGCGCCAAAACCGGACTGATTCGCGGCCCAGAGGTTGTAAGCTTCCCTGACCAGCTTGTGGGTTGTCAGCATATCGTAAAAATCGGAGCCGACGAGGGCCTCGAAGCGCGTGGCAGGCGCGCCGCCCAGCTTTTCCTCCGCATGGCGCTTGGCATTGAGGACGCCTTTCAATATCGGGTTGAACTTTGTGTCATTGGAGGGGAAAACCAGGTCGATTTTCTTCTGCTTGACTCCAAAGACTTCAAAAAGGTCATAGAGGACGGTTTCGCCGTCCGCGTCATAAACTATGCCCTGCACGGCCCCCAGACGGTGAAACTCGGCCGTCATGGTGATCGAATTTTTGAGGTCCTGCAGCTTGTCATTGATCACGGAAGCCACGGTCACGGGCTCGGTAGTGCCGAAGCCGCGCACATCCTGAATGTCTTCCGGCAATAGCGTGTCCGCCAGGGGCAAGTGCGCCGTTTCAAGCACTCTTGTAGTGCGGCTGCTCCCCCGGCCGTGCATTTCCTGCGGAGGCTCGCGGCGATCCTGGTTGCTGACCAGCACAAGGCGCCCGTGCTTGATGTCCAGGGCCACCTTTGTGGTGCGGACGCTGCGCTGGGTGAACAGCGGGCGAAGGCGCTGGGGCATGAGCGGAAGTTTGTTGATGGCCTCTGTCAGTTCTGCCGGCGTGTACATATCCGGCATGGTAATGATCCCGGGCATGGGCTACTCCTTTGGCACTATGCCCAGGGACGCAAGCGCGGCCAGGGCTGTTTTCTTTTGATCGTCAGACACGGCGGAAAGCCAGGACAAATTGCAGGCCGCAACACAGGCTCCGCGCCTGATAACCGCGCACTCCTGCGCCTCTTCCGAAGGCTCGATGTCGCGGCTTATGAGGATGGCCGCAGGCTTGTCGGCCAGGACTGCATCCTTGCCCTCAACCGCATCCACGCCCTCGGAGGCTTCAACCGCTTCCACGGCAGGGGAAAGCTCCGCCCCGAAAGGCACATACTGGCCGCCCCCGTTTTGGGCCAGAACCGCTCCCATCGGAACTTTTTCCGCAACAGGGGCAAGTTCGCCATGCTCGCGGCTGTAGCGCGGATCAATCTCATAAAGCAGAATGTCGGAAAGGCTGCGCGGAGCGTCAGCCGAATAATGCTTGAGCTTTGCCATTTACACCACCATCCTTTGGCTTGCGCGGCGCTCGGCGTCCGCAACAAGCTGGCTTTTGCGGCTATGAGGAACCTTGCCGCCGTTCGGAAGCGGATCGCCCGTGGCCTGCCGGATTGCGCCAAGCATCAACTCCCGGGCTTCTTCCTCTGTCGGCTTGCCGCCAGAAGCTGCTGCGAGCATCGGCTGTAGAGCCTGCAACTGGCTGGCCGTAACTCCTGCCTTGGCAACCGCCTCGATTTTCGCGGCGATTTCATCGCCGGCCACGGCCCTGATCAGCGCGAACGTTTCCGACCTCGCGTCCGCAATGGCCTTCTGACTGTCTTTTTCGCATTGTTTTCTGACTTCCCCGGCCAGTTCTTCCATCAGTTCCGGGTGGTTCGCCTTCAAATCCTTCAGATCCATAAAATCCTCCTTGCCGATGCTTTCCGCGAACATGGCCTCGGCTTCTGCCTGATCACGCGCAATGCGCGAGACAAGTCCAAGTTCCAGGGCTTTCGCTCCAAGAACCGTCTGGCCTTCCGCCCACTGGCTCTCTGGCGCGGAAATGCCCATCCTTGATGATACATCCGACTTGAAAATGGAGTGAAGCGTTTCAAGCTGGCCCTGGAACAGGGCGCGCTCATCATCAGTCAGCGTCTTGTCCGGGCTGCCGGCAGCCTTCCATTGGCCGCTGGCCAGTACAGTGCGCACAAGGCCGGCCTTTTCCGCTGCCTTCGTCCAGTCGGTAAGCACCGCTATGACCCCGATGCTGCCCACCTGGGCCGTAACAGGCGCGAAAACCGCGCCGGTTGCCGATGCCAGCCAGTATGCGGCGGAGGCGCAAAGACCGTCCGCGTATGCGGCCATCGGCTTTTGCGCCGCGCTTGCGGCGATAAAGTCCGCAAGCTCTTTCGCGCCAGCCGCCGTGCCGCCGGGGCTGTTGATGCTGAACAGAATTCCCCGCACTTGCGCGTCCGCCAGCGCGGTTTCCACGGCCCGGCGAATGCGGTTCTGGCCCTCGGTATACGGCAGGCCAGTAAAAAAAGAAATTCGGGCAACGCGGTCGATTACGCCGGAAACGCGAATTACCGCCACTCCGTTATGAATCTCGTATGGAGGAGGCGGCGGGGCAGCCGGGCCGTCCAGGGAAAAAGCCTTCGGAGATGCGAAATGCCCGGCAAGCTCCCGGTGCAGATCGCTCAAAACGTCCTGGCAGGATTCGGCTTGCAGGGCCCAGAAAGAATTATAGGTCATCATCCTCTCCTTTACTTTCCTCTTCGTCTTCCCCGTCCTTTTCTTCCTGCTTCGAGAATGTGACAGGCTTCGGCGCAATGGTTGCCAGGGCCGCTTTTTCTTCCTGCATAATGGGCAGCGCGTCCGCAAAATCGCCGCCGCGCTCGGCCCATGCGTCCTCGTAGGTCATAAGCCTGGCGTCCAGCGCCTTGATGGTGGCTTCAATCTCCTTGACCGGATCAATGAAGCCCTTGGCAGGGCCGATCCAGTTGGCGCTCGTCCAGTATTGCCGTCCCTCGTAAAAATGCAGACTTGCCCCCATTGCCGCGATGTCGTCCGCTATGCCAAGGAAATTGCGCAAATAGGCTTCCTCGATGACCATTTCCCAGATGGGCTGGGTATAGAGACGGGCAAACCAGCGGCGATAAAACAGGTAAAGCTTCCATGCCTCGTTCAAAGCCGCCCGCATGGAGCTGTAATTGGTCTTGGAAAAATCCTTGGTCAGCGATTCGTAGGGAATGCCGAGCATTGCGGCCAGAGAACGCTGGACGATCTCCACAAAGGGCGGGAAATTCGAGGAAGGTCGCTTGTTTTCCAGCACATATGGCTTTTCATCTGGAAGGCCAAAAATGACAGTACCCGGCTCCACGTCAATTTCGCGTCTGTGTGGTTTCGTGGGGGAAATGCCGTAAGCTTCGCGCACCTCATCAGGAAGGTCCACTCCGCCGTTTTCGAGGCCGATAAAAATCGGAAAGCTGGCCGCGATAACCTGGGCGAAAAGTTCGGATTCCAGCGCGTCATTGAGATTGCGGAACAGTTTCATGCCGGTGGCAAGCTGCGACACGCCGCGCGTCTGCTCCTCTTCCTCGTGCCTGAACAGATGAAAAACATTGGGCCTGTGGCCGATATATGACGGACGCCGCACGAAGGAATCCGAAAAAAGAAACTGCTGGTCAACAGTAGCAATGGACGGAGGCGGACAGGCTATCCAGTAGGCCACGGGCTTGCCGAAATCCGTAAACTCGATGCCGTCCCTGATCGAGAGATCCAGCTGTCTGTCCGCTGGCGTGCAAAGCCGCTCGGGCCGCATATCCTGGATGGCCAGGCTGAAGTCGCGCCTGCCGCCAATACCGGAAAGCGGAAGCATGACTGGCAGGTGGAGCATTTCTCCAAGCCGGAGGATTGAGCTTATGCCAAGATACTGGAGATCCTCGAAGTGAAGCTGTCCTCTTGCATGGGCCTGGGCTGACCAGACGGAAAAGGCCCACTCCAGCTTTTCGCCTAGTTGCGCCGCGTCCTCTTTGGATATGCCGAGTATTTTGTGGGGAATTGCCGACTTTGGCACAAGCCCTGTCCCGATGGCGTTGTCGGCTATGGCCCGCAGGCCGGATTTTGCCGACCAGTCATTTGCCGCAAGGTCGGCTGCCCTGCGTTGCGTGGTCAGCCGCTCGCGAACCTCACCGTCAACATTGACCACCCGAAGGGGGCGCCAGTTTGCGATGCTGCCCCGGTATGAGCCCGCGTCCCTTGAAGGTGTAGGGACATAGCGTCCGCTGTTCAGAGGCTTGCCAAACTGGTCAAGAACGGCCATTTCAGGGCCTCCTTATGCGGGCATGGACGAAAAACGGCCCGCGCCTGCCGTCAAGGGCGGCCAGCTCGCTCTCAAGCCATTCAAGCTGACTTCGGATCTGCGGCAAATCGTAGCGCGTGAGAGTGGCGGTGCCTATAGAATAGGACTTGCCTGTGGCGGCAGACTTGTAAGCGGCTTTCCACTCCGCGATCAAATCAAGAAGCTCTGCGCGTGACCAGATGGAGGACATGACCTTGCCATAGCACAGTCAGAAAGTTTTGTCGCGGAACAAAGGGAACAAAAGGAACAAAAGGAAAAACTGGTACAAAAAATTTTTTCTTGTGGGGAAAAATAAGCGGTGTTATCTCAATTCAGGCGGGGACACCTCCCGAAAGGAGGTGCCTATGGAGCAATTTCTGCTGAATTTGCTGGCTGGCATAATTGCCAGCGCCATCGTGACCTTCGTTTGCAAACGCTTTAAATAGCTGAAGGCAAGTTTAGCGACTCCCGGGGCCTTCCAATAATTCTGCTGAATTTGCGGGAGGTGCCCCGCTCTTTCTAAATACGCACTGCCATGTTGCCTGTCAAGAAGGCTGCAAGCCACCGATTCTTTTTGTAAGCTCCATGCAGTCTTTTTCATAGACCCATAATCCTTTCCTGGTGCCGTGCAGACGATATGCCGGCAGGTACCCCTCGCGTATGAGGGCATAAAAACGGTTGCGCCCGCAACCCAGAAGTTCGCAAGCCTGCCGCCAGTTAAGCTTTTTGTCTTCCGGCTCTCCCATTATTCACCTCCTGAATTTTCCCAATCTTTCCGATATGGATGCGCGACCGCGTTCCCGCCTCTCAACAGGCTTAGGCTTCTCCTGGATATTGTCCGGATACGGCATGTGCCGGACGTTGAGAATATAGGCGAGAGCGAGGCACATGGTTTCGCAGTCCCAAAAATGGTTGTCCCTGTCGTGGGGATTGATCCATGCCTTCTTGTCTGTGTCCCAGACTTCCGCGCACATTTCCCGCGCGTACTGTTCAAGCTGCGAGCCCGAGTTTTCATGCAGATGAAAGGCTCCCGGCTCATCCGGCGCAATCGCCAGCTTCGCGCTCAAATCCGACTTGAAGAACGTGGTGTCGCAGCGCCACAAATTGAGGCCGCCGGGGATTTTTATTTTATTGCCCTTTATATCCGGGTAATACTCCTGTGGCGACGGCGTGTAGGGCTGCGTCATGTGCTGGACGCCCTGCCAGGGGAATACACGCCCCCTGTGCCTTACGGCCCATGAGTAAACCTCGCGCGTTCTTGCGCCCATCGCGTCAATCATGCAGGCCCGGATTTTGTACTTCTGGCCGTCGGCGGTCTCGTATTCGCTGTCCCAGAGGATCTCGTTGAGCGCCTGAAAAGTTGGAGCTGCGCCTGCCTGGACAAGCCACGATTCCTCATTCGCTCCAAAACCAAACGCCCTGATGACATAGCGGAAATAGCCTTTTTCCGCGCTTGTGCCCTGCGTGTCCACCCCGGCCAGCAGACAGGCCACGCGGCTTTTGCCATTGACCGCGCCCGGCAGGACGCCGCGCGGCCTGTCATCGCACAGGGCAAGAATGACATCCTCGGAGCGGGTCGCATGCTCTTCCTTCCAGGGCTCCGCCTTGTATTGATTCTGAAGGGTTTTGAGATCGTCCAGCCTGCCGGATTCCCTGTATTTGAGGAGTGCCCAAGCCACCTCGCTCAAACTCACGAAATAGGACAGCCATGCCGGCACATGAAAGCCGACCTTCACGGGCTGGCGCGCCCTGATATGCGCCGCAAGCTCAAGGCCGCTATGCCGCTCCCGCCATTCGCCAAGCCTGACAGCCCTGTCCCTGTCCCCGTCATCCCAGACAGCTCCACAATGCTCGCATGGATAGCTGGCCAGCCGCCTTGACAGCACTTCCTCCGCTGACGGATCTTTGCCGGATTCCTTGCCTGGCCAGGTTATCCTCTCGAAGTCCATAAGCTGCGCCATGCCGCAATGCGGGCAGCGCACCCAATAATCAAATCTGGCCCCGGCCTCGTTCTGGAGAGCCTGCCAAATCGGGCCGTCTTCCGTGGTCGGGGTGCTAATCTTGAAGATATGCCTGCGATTGCGCCATGTAGTCGTGCGCTTTTCGGCAAGAACTTCGCTCGTGGCCTCGTTTTTGGGATTTTTGTACTTGTCCAGCTCGTCCAGGATAAGTGTCCTGATCGGCTTGTTGCCAAGGCGCGAAACCGAGCCTGACCAGCCAAGATAAATCGGCATGTGAGCTAGATTGATGCGCAGGGAGCTTGCGTCATCGCCATAGCCTGTCATGTATTCGCGCAGGCGGGGGCTGGCGGTGATCATGGGAATAATGCGATCCTTGGCGTTTTCCCGCGCCGTTATCTCGTCCGGAAAGACATACATCACGGGGCCGGGGTTTCTGTCTATGCACCAGCCGACCAAATTGTGCCCCGCCTCCGAACCGCCGGTCTGCGGGCTTTTGCAGATGATAACCGTCTCGATGCCCGGAGTTCCGGCGGCATCCATGATGCCGGCAAGATATGGAGTGAACAGGTTTTTCCACTTGCCCGGGATGCTGGACATTTCCACAAAGCGGAATTTTTCCGCCCACTCGCTGACAGGGATAGGATTGCGTCTTTTCATGACCTTGCGCTCTCCTTTTGAAAAGTTGAAGCTAATTGGACCGCCGCCGGATTTCAGATACGCGGCCAGATCCGTGGCCACCGTTTGCGGCATCCATGCGGGAATGGCGGAGCGCAATATTTTGCGTTCCGCCGGTTTTGGATTTTCAGGAATCAGACATCCCTGCATCAGTCTTTTTGCTCCGTTTCCCTGTCTGTTTCAGACTGTTCAAATTCCACAGCAAGTTCCATTTCGCGGCTATAATCGTTAAACGCTTCGTCCAGTATGGCTTCCAGTTTGTCCACAAGGAGGGAGGATTTTTTTGGGTTGCCCTCCACCGCCTCCAGTATCTCCAGGCTTCTGGCTTCGAAGGATGTTTTTATGCCTGCGGAAAGGGCCACCGCCCGCGCGGCCAGTTCCAGATGAACCCTTTCCTTTGCTATGAACTTCCCTTTTTGCACGGCCAGCGTGAATTCATCCTTGTCCGCGCCTGCCTTTATCCGCCTAATCTCCTCTTCTTCCCTGCGCCTGCGCCTTTCCGCCGCCTTTTCCGCAACCGCGTCCGGGGTGCCGAGCATTGGCAGGGAGGCGAAATAGCGATCCACATCCCTGCGTCTGAAAGAGCCGTCCGGCTGCTTTTTCAGCCTGCCGGCCGCAACATCGTCATAAAGCTTTGTCTGTCTGACCTTGCGGCCGCATTCCTCGGCGTATGCGAGAACAGCCTTGTAATTTTTGAAGTTTGTTTGTGCCTGCATTGCGCTCTCCAACATTTTGGAGGCGCGTTCATAGGCGGCAGCCTTTTGGGGATTGGTCGGATCTTCCAGGGCTGCACGTTTGGCGCTTTCCTTGATGGAGAGCAAGACTTTCTGATCCGTGCTTCTGCTCTTCTCCAGCAGTTCCTGCAATTCTTCCATGCTATCCGATGCCATCATCCTGCTCCAAAGCCCCGCGCATGAACGCGGGGCTAGTCAAATCTTGCCAGAAAAGGTCTCTCTCTCTGCAAGATTCCCTCCATTGCTTTTATCTGTGGGGGGGCATAAACTCGCCGTGCGTATGTGTTGCGGGTTTATGCCCCCATGTACCCGGAGCATGAGAATCTGTAGCTTTCTCATGCTCCTTTTGCTTTATCCGGCCATCATATCCCGCTGCCGGCGCAAACGCTCCCAATCCCGCCGCGATTTGAGGTTCCAATTGGCAATGGCCAGCCCAATTGTTTCGGCTGCTTTCCTAGCCGCGCCGCAATTGCCGCACTCCACAGTCCAGTAGCCGTCATATTCAACGTCCGCATCATCCGAACCGCACCAGGGGCAAATTTCGATCTTGTTCATGGAATTCTCCTTTTTGTTGGGAAGTCAAAACAAACTGGCCTGTCTTTTCTCCTGCGCTGACCATTCAGGCATATCAATATCAAGCCAGGTTTTGACGTATTCCGCCAGCACCCGCCTGTGGCACTGTTCGGGGTCAGCTTCAAAACAGCAGAGGATAGGTTCCGGGGTCTTGGCCGCGATTTTTTCAAGATATTCGCGAAGACCTTTCCCTTCCGGGAATCTCTCGGTCAAATCCTTGAGATAACACTCCCGCCAGTTTTCGGCTTTGGGATTGGATGGCGCAAGAGTGTTGGCCCTCGGCCCTTTCCAGCCACGCGGGGGCCATTTGGCAATGCTGACCTTGCGCCCTTGTGGCGCTTTCCCGCTGAAATAAGATGTTTGTATCATATTTTTCTCCTAGAACGGCACTATATCGTAATCACAGACTTCTGGATCATGGACTTCAGGCGTTTCTTCTTCCGTTCCAAGCGCCTGATCCAGCAGCTTCTCATAAAGGCGGCTTTCAAGCTCTCCGCGAGGCGTATATGCCTGAAGCCAGTCAATCAGCTCGTTTTCACTTTCAAAACCATACATATCCGCGATTTCATCCACCGAGCAGTAATGCTGGTCATGAACCAGAAAATTCGGCATTTTGCGGTTGATGTCGTTGACCACTTCCTGGCCGTGCCTCAACAGTTGCGCATCAATCCTGATCCTTCCGGCCCAGACCTCATCATACTTTTGATATGCCTCTTTCACCATTTCCCTGGCCTGCGCCCGACATTCCCTTTCTATGGCCCGCAATTGCTTTGCGCTTAATTCCATGACTGGCTCCTTGACTTTTTGTGTTTTTGGAGCCAGTTTGACGTTGTTATCGGGTGTCAATTCTGGCCCCATTTCAAGGCGGTAATGTGGTGTTACCGCCTTTTTCTATTCGCTGATTCCCGGAAGAATGAACTGTCCTTTTGCCGAAACCAAGGTTGGCATTGCCATGCCCGGAAGCAGGAAGCGATTGCCAAGTCCCTTGTGGTAAACTGTTGCCGGCTTTGTCTCCCGCATGACTGCAAGGGATTTTTCTTCTTTCCACGCGATTGAGAGCGCGGAAGAAAAATAGGTTCGCGCATTGCCGCCAAACTTCTTTGCTCCCTCGCGGGCCAAGGTCCAGGCGCTTTTCATTATCTTTGAAAGATTGACGCTCTTTTTCATTTCTTGCCTTCCTGTTTTGATGTAAACCATTGACATAACTAAACAATACCATAAAACCCCCTTTTGTAAAGATAAAAACCAAATAAAAACACCTACTTATGAAATTTTTTCAGCCATTCGGAGTAGGCTTCGGCCATACTCCATTTGCCAAGTTCGCCATAATAATTGAGGCGAAATTTTTCATGCCCCTCGCCCTCAAGGCGTTTGTGAAGCTTATAGATGCCGCGATATTTCATGCTGACAGGATGTTGGGAAAAGGCAGTCGTTATAGCGAAGCGCCAGTCTTCGGGAATCTTTTTCGCCAGCAACATTTTCACTTCATGGGACTGGATGAGCATCAGCACCAGCTTTGAAAGCCTTGGTTCCGCATCGCTTGGCACGGCAAGATCGGACTGCTGATAAATTTGCGGGCCCGGTTCGGGGAGCGCCCATTCGGCATTGCCCTTGCCAAGCTTGAAGTCGGCCTTGCCTATGATCTGCCTGTCAAGGCAAAAGGCTACGGACAAGACAAGGCCGGCCAGGTAGTAGTCCACGCGGGCTGACATGAAGAGTTCATTCAGGCGCACAGTCTGCTCATGGTTGAGGAGCATGATTCCGGGCTTCTCATTTCCTGTGAGCTTTTTGTCAAAGGGAAAAATTGGCCCAGGCGAACGGGAAACGAGATAGCTTCTGGTAACTATGGTCTTTCTGCTGTGGCCGGCATAGGCGTAAGTGATGCTTTTGCGCCCCTTGTGGACTACGGCCACAGGATCTCCCAGGAGCTTTTCAATCTCCGGCAACGGGCGCTCCATGATGATCATCCATTCCCGAAACGCCGTTATCTGCTCATAAATCGCCGTGTCCTTGAAGCTGATCTCGGTATATGGCGGTGGTGTCCAGTCAGCCGAAGCGGCAAGCATCCGCTCCTGCTTGACGTAGTCATTGCTTCCGAAGGTCGGCGGAGCAATGAACACGGCATTTTCATGGTCATGGGCGTTCAGGAATTCGGATGCGTCCTGCGCCATGTAGTCAAATCCTTCACCCTGGACAAGGTGGGCCTTGTAGGCTTCCAGCTTGGCCAGCGTTTTTTCCATGAGTTTTGGCTAATCATGCCTGTAATTGGCAATGACTCGTCTGTGCCATGCGTTTTTGCTCTGCCATACCTGCCGCAAGTCCAGCATGATGCTGACAGAGGCGGCAAGGTGGGCCATATTACTGAAGTCAAGAAAGCCCTTGAGATGCTCCGGACAGTCCTCTTTTTCCCTGATCTCCAGATCATGACCTGCCAGGTAGGCGCCAAGAGCAGTTGTGTACAAAGTAATGTCGCAACCGGTGATACGGCCCTTGTAGCCGCCGGAGCGCAAAGCCGCGCCCACGGTAAAATTGCCTGCGCATGGCAGAAGGACTGGAACGCTTATTTCGCTGGCATAGGCAGCCAAAACTTTGCGAAGAGGGCCAGCTATGGAGCCAAGAAAACTCATTGAGCCGCCTCCTTTGCCCTGGATGCCGCATTTTGCTCCAACCAGTCGGAGGCGATTTCCATAAGCCTTGTCATAGCCAATGAACTGTCCCGAATTTTTTCGGCGTGTTTCACGTCTGCCAGCAACCTTGTGAAAGCCTCATACTGCTGCCCTGGGCAAACATAAACGGACGAAGATTTTTTGGCCGCATCTGCAAGCATGTCCAAAATCTCGGACAACTGCTCTTTTTCGCCGTCCGTGAACATGAAAGTGATCATGTGCGCCGGAATCTGCGGGGTGGAGAAGTTTACAAGCTCCACGTCGCCAAGTTCCTTGAGCATTTCCGAATCAAGACCGCTGTAAAGCTTGTCCTGAACCGAATCAATCTGCGCCCACAGATTTGCAAGGATGCTTTGGTCATCCTCGCCCACAAGCGCATTATGTGAAAGCTGGATGGCAATGCGCCGCGACTTGTCCAGTTCTTCCGTAATCACAAGCACAAGAATGTGAGAGATGTCGGCCTCGATGCTGGCCTGGACGCGGTGATTGCCTGACAGAACTTCCAGCTTGCCATCCGGGTGGCGATAACAGAGGGGCACGGAGGACAGCCGCTTGTCGGCGGCGATATTGTCGCGCAGCTGCCGAAAAGTTTCGCGCTTGAAAAACCGGGCGTTATCCTTGAGGAGAGTCAAGCTTGCCGGAGCCACGACCTGGAGCAGCATCCCGCCGCCAAACATCTCGCTGCTAATCGCGGCAAGCTCCGCATTGCGTTTGGTCAATAACGTATCGTCCATCGAATTAGACCTCGAAAAAATTTTTGAGGGTTACTTCATCGGCTGGATGCAGATCCAGCCAGTCCCGGGAAAGAGGAAAGTCCCAGACAGCCTGGGCAAGCCTTGAAAAAAATGGCCTTCTGCGCTGGTAGTCGCACTCGTCCCGATACTCCACATGAAAGAAGCTATCCGACTTGCACCAGACTGCCCCCGGGATTTGGCGCCACACAAGCCACAACCGCAAAACATCCAGCGTCAAATCCCCAATTTCAAGCTGTGTGCCCCGAAGACCATCCCTGATTGCCGAACGCTCATAACTGTCAAAATCACTTTCAGACGCCCAAAATGACTTGCTTGAGCTAGATCGAGGCAACTTTTGTGTGCTTGTCGGGCACGTCAAAACACTTGTCTCCTGGTCAGTATCCGAATCGACATCTTCCGCTTCATCAAAATGGCTTTGGGCTTTGCCCCCTTTCCCCCAATTATCCTGACCAGATGCGGAAGCTTCCACCTGTCCATTTTCAGCAATGCCTTGTTTTTCCTGGCTTACCTGTGATATACTACCCTCGTGGGGTGCGCTCTCATTTTCAGGCAGGCTTACGCTTGCAGGCAGGGCAGCTTCAATCCACTCCAGAATATCCACGCCCTGGGCAAAGGCGTCGCCCGGGTCCTTTCCTTCCGGCACTGGCCAACGGACTGACGTTGAATACGTTTCTTCCCAGAACTCGCAGCCTTCAGCTCCGGCGCTGTCATAATCCAGGGCGACGCAAATTCTTGCGGCTGTTTCAAGATAGGGTTGACATCTTGCATCCGGCTTGCCCCGATTTGTCCTGACCGCCACAGCGCCGACAACGCCGCCGCTTGCATGGTATATGAGCATGGCGTCCAGCTCCGCCTCCGTGATGAAATAGACTGCCAGCGGACGAGCGAGGGAGGATTGCAAAAAAAGAGGGCCTTTGTACGAACCTTCAAGCTCCATGTATTTCGTTTTTCTTTCGCCAAGATCTGTCTTGTGCCGGCGAATGCGAACATTTAGCACTGATCCGGCCTTGCTGAAAGTGGGGATCACTATGCCGCGAGGGATAAAAAGTTTGTCATGAATCTTGCCGTCCTGGCCAGCTTTGGCTGGAAGTCCGAAGGCTTTACGCGGCCGGAAGCAGCCATGATATTTTTCGCTTTCTTCTTCCAGATAGCCAAGCCGGAATTTTTTGATGGCATCTTCACAAATTCCTCTGGCCTTGAGCCATTGAAGTGCTGGAGAATTGTCCCAGATTTTCTTCTCTGCTTCCTCCACCAGCTTGATGGCGCGCCCCTGCCATTCGGCTGTGGGCTCGGACTGCTCCTTTGGCGTCCAGGCATTCGATATGTGCCGCACTGGTTCAGCGGGAGCTTTTCTGCGATGCCAGCCAGTTTTCACGCCTTCAATCCCCAATTCGGCCAGGGCTTCCTTGAAAGTCATGCCGTCAATCTTCATGAGGTAGGCAATGGTATCACCGCTGGCGCCACACTGGCGGCATGACCAGATGCCGTTGATGCCATTTCTGGAGCAGGCTTCCCCAAGATTATCGGAGCGGTCTGGCCAGACCATGAAGCGATCAGACTTGCCCGGCTCCCCGCCACACAAGGGACATGGCCCGTTCCAGCCATTGCCCTGGCGCTTTACAGCCTCGCCAAATCGGGAACGATAAAGGTCAAGAAGTTGCATCTGTCCGCCCCTGTACGCTTATTTTTTATAAATATTTTTTGTAACTTATTATATTTATTTATTTTATTTATTATATGGACAAGTGGACAGGTCTATATATTTAATCAACGTGTAAAATCGTAAAAAATGAGATGCCAAAAAATAAGAAAAGTTGTCGTTCAACTGTCCATCTGTCCATTTTGTAGTTTGTCCAGTAATTCCAGCAATATATTAGATTGTCAGTCCAGAACGAAGCGGACAGGTTATTTGTTGGACCTTGACGCCTTATAGGCATCAATTTCCTCCTCTGCCTGGTCATTGAGTGTGATCCCAAGACGCCACGAGCCATTGCTGCGCTTGTAGGCGATATTTTTTTTGTTCAGCAATCCCGCAAATACTTTTGCTGAAATGATATGCTTCCTGTCTCTATACATGGCATACCAGATGGAAAATGCCTCATAGAGTTCCGCCGACCGTGTTCGCGTGGTGTATTTGTCGGGATTTTCTGAATAAGGTTCCGTCTCGCACCATTCAGACAAAAATTGCCCAATGTCATCAAACCTCGTCCGCTGTTCTTTTGTCCATTCCCTGACTTTATCTGGAATTTGCAGGCCCCCTCGCAAATAATCCATGGCTCCTCGCACCATAAGCGCAAGGAAGCCTTTCAGCTCGGCCATTACCTTGTCATCCAGGTCTTTATCTGCCAACTTTTCATATGGTTGCTCCGGGTTATCCACAAAAGAGAAAGGCCATTTTATGATTATTGCTCGATACCAGAATGGGGCATCGTCAGCGCGCGCCCTAGGCAGCTCATTTGTCGTCATGATGGGCAAGTGAGTCTGCTCCCATTTGGTAATACCCTTATCGTAATTGCCACGTGCGCTAATTTCTCCCCCTCCAGTGAGCTTTTTCAGTTTATTGTGCGCAAATTTCTGATTTTCCTCTGCCTCGTTTATCCACGCAAAACATGTGCCCTTCAAATCAAGTACATCAGGGCTGGCAGAAGAACTGCTGCGGGTTTGGCCCGTTTGTAAAAACATTTCCACGTTTACATCTGCGGACAATTCTCTTCCCATGACTTTAGTGACGAGTTTGATAAGAGTATCCTTCCCATTCCTTCCGTGCTCTCCCCAAAAAATGACAAAAATATGATCTTTTCTCTTTGTTATCATGCCATACCCGAGAAGCCTAATAACAAAATCAACAATTTCTTTATCTCCCAATGACGACAACAGATATTGAGAAATGGTAGGACACGGGTCATCCACTTTTAACAATTCTGGATCGTATTTCATCGGGATGGCTTTTAAAAGATATTGTTCTGGTCTGCCTTCAATTAATTCCCCAGTCCTAAGATCTATGACGCCATTGGCACAAGCTTTCAGATAGGGTTGATTGTCAAATACATCAGGCAATACAAAAAGAGGATTTTCAACGCGATTTACCATTGTCATGAGATTATCCTGGCCATTTTTTCTTCTTAAATTATCTATCCTTCGAAGGATTTTACTTAAATATTTCTGAAGATTTGCTTTTTTGATTTTATCTATTTCTTCCTCTGCCTCTTTTTCTTTTATATTGTAATAATATTCATATATTTCACAAACTTTTTCTATTAGTTGTGAAGCATGAGACTCTAAATAATCTATCTTCCAATGATGACCACTCCACCATAAAAACAACTTCCATTCAGCAACATAGATAATTTTCCCTCTATTCAAGCGATTGTATAATTTTGCATCTCCACTTTCATTTTCATTTAGATATCCTTGAATAGCTTCATCTGATATGTCAATTTTTGATATGTCAATTTTTTTGGAATTCATTCTATTATCTTTTTTATTTTTTGCTTCGTTCTCTGCTTTTGTTCTAGCCTCAACCTTGGCGCGAATCTCTGAATTATTTTTTGCCATAATACGCTACCTCCCGGGCTGCATAGGTTTTTGATATGGATAAGAAACAACCGGCAAGCAGAGGTTTTCCGAAATTCCGCGCTTTTCATTCCGTGAATCGCGGCCGAAGTCTGGGGTGTTTCGCCCGTTGTGCGCTTGGACTGGCCAGAAGGACCCGCTAGCCCACAGATAGAGGCACCAGCTTGAGCGACAAACAGCATTGCGCATTGGAACTTTCTGGCGCGGAGCTGTTTTTATTTGGGGGGTACGGGGGGCAATATGGTTGGGAGAAGATAGAGAAACTCGATGCCGCTTACGGAGGATGGTCGCAATACGGTCGCAAAAAAGAAAATAGGTTACACCCAGCTTTGGGTGTAACCTATTGATATTTTTGGATGGCGGAGGAGGAGGGATTCGAACCCACGTACCGGCTATTAACCGGATGCCTCGCAAGCAAGGGTATTTGTAGAAATTAACGCTTGAGTTCCATGGCTTTGCGCAGCATTTCATCGGCTGTGGTAACAACCTTGCTGTTGGACTGGAAGCCGCGCTGGGTAAGAATCATGCTGACCATTTCCTGGGCCATGTCCACATTGGAATTTTCGATATTATAGGCTTTTATGGAGCCAAGATTTTCGGTGTCGGCCATGCCCATAATCATTTCGCCGCATTCTTCGGTGGCTGTGAACAAATTGCCGCCTTCGCGGTAAAGATTGTATTCGCTTGTGAAAGTGCAGACCGGAATCTGCCAGAGGTCGGCAGTCTGGCCGTTGGAGAACTGGCCCTGGATAATGCCGTTCTGGTTCACGGAAATATTGTTCAGCACGCCTTCCGCATAGCCGTTCTGGCGAATTGAATCATTGAATGCGCTGGCATTGACGGCTGTGCAGGCCGAATTGCCGGCCGTGGTCTCGCCCATGCCCGGCAAAAGTTTCGCATCCTTGCCGACTTGCGCGGCATTTGCCGGCGCGTTCTGCCAGCCATCGGCCGCGGAAACGCCAAAGTCGATGGTCATGGAATTTCCGTCCAGGCTGATCACGGGCAAGCCGTTTTCAAGCTGGGCGACATTCCAGTCCTCCAGGTTTTTGCTGCCGGCCTGTGAAGGCGTAAAGGCCGCCACATTGACAAGCTTGCCGGATGCGTCAAATTGCAGCACGCCGCTCATGACCAGGCCGTCGCCTGCCTGCGGGGGAATGGCTTCTCCATTCTCGTTAACGGCAATGGCGCTGGCGGACGCAATGACAAATTCCACGTTTTTGCCGGACGGGTCCGAACCCGCGCCATCAAAGTAGGCGGTAAGCTGCCTGGGGTTGCCTTCCGCGTCGTATGCCGTGATCTGCATGCTTTTGGCGTATGAATCGTCGGGCAGTACCCTGGAATTGCTGGCGTCATAAAGATTCAGCAGCGAAAAATAGGGGCTTTCCTCTTCTCCGGCCTTTGCATTGTCCTGGATATTGGAAAAATTGGCTGTGACCCCAATGCTTGAAGTAGCCTGCGGCGC